ATTTGTACAAACAAACAGACCCTGACAAGTTTGGGTCTTTGATCAAAGCTAATAAGTTACTGTTGAAATACAAAGTTGATATAAAAATACTTAGAGATGTGGCTGAGGATTGGCGTGCTACAGATTGGCGAGGAAGAGCGGGATCCCATCCTGATGAGATGCAACTGGTCACACATGCTTTGGTGTATCGTAAAAGGCGCGAGGAGGAGGCAAAGCCGCTTTTACAGCCAGATAGGATACCGTGGTACAAAAAACAAGGACTAAGCGTTGAGGAGCTCGATGCGGTTATTTGGGAGCATGAGCGTAAACGGGACCCAAAATTCGGAGAGCATCATGTTTCAGTATCATAAATATAGTAAATTGAAGTTTCCATCCGCTATGGAACGCAAGCTGGCATACATGACGGTATCGGAAAGAAATCGAACGAGGATAGGAGCGATCAAGGGTGCGTATAAAAAATTAGATCCAGTGGACAAGCAAACAATAGATGAGTGTGTTATAGATTTGTTTAGGAACACCAGGCTAGGAAAACAAACTGCGTTAGAGGCAATTGCGGCAATTGGTATGTATGCGGCACAAAACCCAGAAAAATTCATAGACCTAAAAGGAGAAGACAATGCAGACACAAGGGGTGCGCCAAAAAGCGCAGCAAGCGCCAAATTGGATGGACCAGAAACTAAAGCGTAAAGCGGTATTGGTTGGTGCGTTAGTGTTGTTGGCGATGTTTAGTTTAGGTAAAGTTGCGTCAAGTAGTGGTTTAGAGCCAGATACGTTACAAGAAAAATTAGTTATAGAAACAGGTCGAATCACCTACGTGGTATTGCCAGGATCTAAGGTATTCAAGTTTCCAGTGGCAGTAGATCCAAACGCACGAAAGGCGATCACGCAGGTACAAGTACGGGTTAGCAACTATTACCCACCTGCTGGCGGGGCTAATTGTTCGGATTTTCGTGACAATTACTGTCAAAGTCGTATGGCATCAGGGGCTAGATGGGAAGATTATCTGTGGAGACAGCCTGGCGCGGCAGCTTGTATAAGTGATTGGGAGTTTGGCACTACCTTTACACTACCTGACGGTTCTCAATGGATCTGTTTGGACCGAGGAGGTAGCATAAACGCGATTACAGGACCACCCTGGGTCGACCTACTAGAACAACATCCTAGATACGACTACGGCTCTGTAGTGTGGGCTACGATACGTGAAAAATAAGTCACGTATCGTGACACGTATCGTGACATTATTGTCACGGAGATGTCACCCAGTAGAGAAGAGTAGAATATATATAGATGAGAGTAGAGTATAGAGTATATAAAGAAAACAATAAATACATTGCTACTGCCTATAACGGTTGGTGGATAGCTTATGGCAATACAAAGAAACAAGCAGTCGAAAAGCTGATAAAGCATATAAAGAAGGAAATATCTTATGTTATTTAATGTTACCTGGACCAAAAAGTTTAGTGAACGGATCGAAGCAGACAGTGCCGATCAGGCGTTAGGAAGAATGAGAGGACTAGATGCTAGTATAGCTATACACTTGAACGAGATAATAGACAGTCAGCCTGGTACAGACTTTGAAGTAAGAAAGGTTAACCCAAACACATTGAGCGACTATGTGGAGTTAGGGACCTGGGTGTATAAGGAATAAAATGTTTTACGCTAAAAGGGTAGATGGTAATCAACGAGATGTTGTAGAAGTGTTAAGGAAAGGCGGTTGTACTGTAGTAGTAACAAGCGGTGTAGGTTCTTTGGGTGGTAACTTAGCAGGATTTCCCGATCTAGTAGTTAAGGGAGTAGATAAACTAGTGTATTTGATAGAGATAAAAGACGGAGGTAAAAAACTAACGGATGCTGAAAAAGATTTTGCTAATCGTTGGGATACTAACGGTAATATGGTGGTCGTTATCAGATCAGTAGATGAAGCTGTGCAATGGATGAATGATTGTTTAGACAAGCAAAAAGGAAAAGTGTGATAAAATGACAAATGTGGACGAACAACTAAAAGAAGCAATATTAGGATCCAGAAGGACGCTGATCGCTTTGTTTACACCGTTCATAGCGATAGGTTTAGAGTATGTTGTACAGGTGTTCCCCTGGATGGATGCAGTTGAATCAGGTGATGTATCTAGTTGGGTAGTAGGAATTGGAATTGCCTGGATAATAGGACGATCTATACGCAATACGCCTGTGTAATGCCGAAAGTATCGTTTAGAGCCGCCTTTCCTGCCATCCAAAGTGCCATAAAAGTAGGTAGCGATGGCATGAGACTAACACTTGATGTCCCAGAGAGCGATTTGGAGGATGCTGTCGCTCTTTTGGCGTTACGCGATCAGGTACTAAGAGTAACCGTAGAGGTTATACCATATGGGAAGAAAGAAACTAGAGATAGATTACTTGGAAGTTGAGAGGCTTGCGGGTATTGGGCTGTCTAATGCAGAAATTGCCGATGCGATGGGCTTTGCTGAGGCTACATTGTATCGTAAAAAGAAGGATAATGAGAGTTTTGAGAGTGCCTTAAAAAAGGGAAAAGCTAAAGCATCAGCAGATATTGCTAATGTTGTGTATGAAATGGCTATGGCTAAAAACCTGCCAGCAGCTATCTGGTACGAGAAAACCAGGAGAGGATTGTCTGATAAACAGTCGGTAGAGATTGAAGGGAAGGTAGAGTTTGTGTTAGACGTATCGGCTGATCCCAAAAAGTACAAACGTAAAAATGAGCGATAGAGAGCGAATAAAGTTTAGTGGGCTTACAGAGTTCACTGATCGCCAATGGGATGCGTTACGGGCGACTGTGAGCCATAGATACGTACTGTATGGTGGTGCGCGGGGTGGTGGGAAGTCCCATTTGTTACGATGGTTCTGTTTGTTGTTTTTGTTAGAGAGATATAAGTGGCAAGGACTGACAGGATTGCGTGTGATGTTAGCGTGTGAGGATTACCCTAGTTTGCAAGATCGCCATTTGGCTAAGGTTAGGACAGAGTTTCCAGAGTTTTTGGGTGAGATGAATGAAGCCGCGAGAGAGTTTAGGTTGAATGATAATTTAGGTGGAGGTGTGATCGCCTTTAGAAACCTAGATAAGCCGTCTAAGTATCAAAGCGCAGAGTTTGCGGCAATAGCTGTAGACGAGCTCACAAAAAACACAAGAGAAACATTTGATGTATTACGTGGTAGTTTACGTAGTCCAGGAGTATCACATACGGTATTCTTAGGAGCAACTAATCCTGGTGGTCCAGGGCATTTGTGGGTAAAGCAGTTGTGGTTAGACGAGGATATGCCACCTGAGTTGGTTAGTAAGAAGGACGAGTTTGCGTTTATTAAGTCATTGCCAACAGATAACCCACACCTAGAACAATCATATTGGGACGAGTTGAATAGTTTGCCTGATGATCTACGTAGAGCGTGGGTGGAAGGTGATTGGTCTGTGTTTGCAGGACAGGCATTTACAGGGTTTAGAAGTGAGAAGCATGTGATTGAGCCATTTCAGATCCCTAGACATTGGTCTATGTGGAGAGCAGTTGATTGGGGTTATCATGCGCCTTTCTGTTGTTTGTGGTTAGCGCAGGACCCTGACACTAGGCGGGTATATGTGTTTAGAGAGTTGTATGAGAAGGGCGTAACAGATGTGCAACAAGCCAAACTGATAGTAAACAACACACCAGAGGACGCGTGCACAGTAACATGGGCTGATCCTTCAATGTGGTCGAAGAAGAGTGCGGGTGATCGCGTGTTTAGTACAGCAGATGAGTATAGAGATAATGGTATTGTGCTAACAAAGGGAAACAATGATAGAATAAGTGGCAAGCGCAAAGTGGATCGCGTACTAGCGGGATTAGAGGACGGTAAGCCAGGATTGCAGATTATGTCTAATTGTCGTAATTTGATTAGGACGCTACCAGCACTACCATATGATGAGACAAAGGTCGAGGACGTGGACACGGACGCAGAGGACCATGCCTACGATTGTCTACGGTATGGACTAACCCAAGTGAGAACAACAGAAAACAGACGTAAGCGAGAGATGGAACGAATGCTTATAGACCCGATGATCAGACAATACAGCCACCTACTAAAGACAAACAGCGAGGCATTACCATTCGCGGAGATATAACATGGCAACATTTAAGACAATAGACGATATTCCAGAGTTTGAGACTGTAAAGAAACGCTCATTAGATTTGGTCACAGAGTATCAAGAGCGCGACAGCATGAATTCGGAGATGAAAGACATATTCAAACTAGAGAAACGTGGGCTACCACGACAAGATTGGATAAAACACACTGTTGATCCGTCTCCCCGTAATAGCCTATTAGGTGCAGTACGTTTGATGACAGCTACTGATCCACTATTCAAGGTCCCAGAAACCGAAGGTGAAGAAGCAGACAATAGTGATATAGAGCAAATATGCGCGGCTATGTGGGCGTGTAGTGGTAGGATCAGTGGTAGACCAGTGCATTATGATGTCGTGTTATCGGGATTGCTGTATGGCGATGTACATATATCAGTAACCAGGACAAAAGACCTTGTAGAATATGCACAACAAAGCGAAAGTAAATCTAATCTAAAGCGCATGAAGCGCATAGCCAGTATGACACCATACATCTTTAGGGCTTTAGATCCATCATTTGGTTATCCAGAGTACGATCAGTACGGTATGAGTGGCTATTTGATGCGTGAAACTATGAATGTGCGCGACCTTCTAGCGACTTGGGGTTCATTAGCAGAAGATATACTCGATAGCGGTACACATGGCAGGCGAGCCTGGGATGAAGTAACCCTGATGGATTATTGGGATTACGACAGGCGATACGTATGGCTAGAGGAGTATGAGAAACCGATCTTACAAGTTGAGCATGACCTAAAGCGCATTCCAATTATTGCCCAAGTCGCAGAAGGTACTAATTTGTTTACATCACCACATGAACGTAGGATGCCATTCCTATATTCAGCTTGGCGTAGTGGTATGATCGAGCGCAGTAATTTGACTATGACATTGATGTTTAGTTTGGCGTATGCTATGGGTTCTATGCCATTGAATGTGTATGAGGCGAATGAGCCTGGTAAACGACTTGATATAGACTATAGTCAGCCAGGTGGTACTGTGTCGGTAGATGCAGGTGAGAAGGTGTACCCATTACCAAAAGACGTGATAGACAGCAGTTTAGGAGACATTCTAAATATAGCTGATAACAAGATGGCAGAGAGTATGATCTCACGACAAGCATTAGGTGAGCCGCCCGCACACGCACTTCCATTCCAGGCTATATCATTACTAGCGCAACAAGGTAGGTTGCCACTAATATCAGTCAAAGAGATGAGTGCATGGGCAATTGCAGATGCTTCTACGTTGGCGTTAGAGTGGTACAAGTCTGATGGTGCTAAAACTAAAATATATAATCAGATGTCGGGTGCGGCATTTGATTTAGATCCAGCTATCATTCCAGACAACTTGATGTTACAAGTAGAGATGGAGCCACAACTACCAATTGATAAACTACAAATGGCTAATATAGCTAAGATGGTTAGTGAAGGTGAGTTACCATTAGCGTCTCAGAGATGGGCGCGTGAAACATTCTTACAGATCGGGAGTAGTGAAGAAATGACGGAAGAAATATGGAAAGAACAGTGGGCTGGTATGTATGCCAAACTTAAGATGCAAGAACAAGCAATAGCCGAAGAGACTATCAGGTTACAACGCGAACAACAAATGCAAGAAGCAATTCAAGCAAGACTACAACCAGCAGAAAGCCCTAACGGTGTGCCACCTGCGCCTAGTCCGCAACCAACAGGACCACAACCAGGAGCACCACCAGTAGGTGGACAGGGCTTCAATCCAGCAGCGGGAGGACTATCACCTGGCGCGGCAGGACCACTCGACCAACAAGGTTTACAACCCCCAGCAGAAACATATCAAGGTATGGCAGGTCCATAAAGGAGCTAATATGAGTGTAAAGATATACTACGAAGCGGACACAACAAATCCACGATGGTATTTAGAAGACTCATTTCAACAGGCGTTCCCAGAACTAGAAATACCTGATGATGTGTGGGACAAAATGAATGAAAAGAACAAAGTGGATATAAATGAGTTGATCGAAACATACGGTGAGTAATCGTGTGGTACGTTGTAAGTTGGAAAGAAAAGCGGAAAGTAGCGGCTGATAGTGCGGAAGAGGCTTTGCAACAGATATTGAACACGGAGTTCACAGACGAGGAGTTTGAAGTAGAGGATCTAGATATACACGTACACAATACGGACGACCCTTCCGATTACGATGGCTAAGAAAGAATACAAATGCACACAATGCGGTAATACTGACCAGAGTCTAATGAGTGATGAGTATATATTCAATATTCCCAAGAGTGACAAACATATCACTCTGGATCATGTATCAAATGGGCACTATACAGGCTATACACAATGTGAGGAATGTGGCAGTGAACTGATAATAGATTATGAAAATTTTAGTAGCGTGTGAGTACAGTGGTAGAGTAAGAGATGCAATAAGAATTGCTGATGTAAATCGAGAGCATCATGTAGTGAGTGCTGATCTGCTACCATGTGAGTCGCCTAACCCAGGCTTTCATTATCAAGGCGATGCACTCGACCTTGCCTACGGTGAGCATTGGGACATGATGATAGCACATCCCCCTTGCACGTACCTCAGTAACAGTGGGGTATCATGGTAAAGAGGCAATAGTGACGTTTATAGAAGACTTAAAGTTACGATCACCACAAGAATACATCAACGTGTTGTAGTGTAGTAGAATAGGAATATAAAATGCCTAAAACGAAATATAAAGCAAGTGGTAAAATAAAGAAACCAAAGAAGAAGAGGAGAAAGTAATGGCTCAAGGAATGTATGCACCAGGTGCAGGTGGACCACCTCCAGGTGGGGCTCCAGGAATGCCTCCAGGTGAGTTTATGGGACCACCCCCTGACAACCAACCGTTGCAAGAAGGTGATGATGCAGGGTTGAGGGCAGAGTTAGAAGGATTACTGGCATCGTGGGAAGAAAAAACACCCAATACGGTGGCAGGACAATACTTCCAGGATTTAGCACGCGTATTATCGAAGTATGCCTGATCAGAAATTACCTGAGCCTTCTGGTAGTTTATTGATCGACAACGCTATATTAGAGGCAAACACCCATATAGACGAAGCGTTCCAGGAATTTGAAACAACGTTTCTGGCAGATGAAGCAGCCATAGCAATGGCTGTTATGCAGTTAATAGACGAGGACAGTATATAATGCCACATACTCCATTTCATAAAGGAACAAAAAGAACAGACCGACTTAGAGGCGGTGGTGGTGCGTCTGGTGGTTATACAGGTGGAAAAAGCACTGCAAGTATCGTGCATAGCTCCTATTATCAGGGACAAAGACATGGTACGGGCGGCACAAGACAGACGGTTGATTATGATGACTACCGAGAACGTGACCCCAGAACGGGGCGAGCGAGACAAGAGCCAAAAGGTACGTCTGTTACACAACATCGACAAAGACAAGCGGATATAGCAGCGCAAGCAGCTAAAGCAAGAACGCATGATGTATCGCGAACTGCAGGTGGTACTATTGATCCCAGATCAGGCATAACTATTCCAGACCGAACAGTAGGAACACAAGGTGGGCAACGACAAGATCCAGCATACCAACCACGAACAAACGTATTGCAAAAACGTTTACAAGCCATTACTGAAAGGGAAGCATCACAAGCAGCAGAAGAAAGAGAATCCCGCAGAAGGGACGAAGCGCATCAAGCGTTTTTACGTGATAGAGGAGCTACTATTCAACAAACTGGTGGTACTGATCATGCACCTGTATTTACCGTTACTGACATTATGTCATCAGCAGCTGAAACAGCAGGAGCTCCGTGGGCAGGCAGTCAATCATACATAGATACTACAGCAGCGCAAAGGCGAGCACAAGCGTCTCGTGATGCAATAACCCAGCGTACATTAGCGCAAGGGGGATATACACCTCCACATGAAATGACAGAAGATGTTGCAGGAGTAGGAAGAAGTAGAGATACATTGACCAAATATGGTCCTGGAGCATATTATGACCCACTAAATGATGTAATTCGTACTGGTCCGATGAAAGAGGATATAATACGTCAGGGATGGGACTGGAATAACCCAGATGCCGCTCCAACCACCAGTTTACATCAAATAAATACGGGTTGGATAAACCAACCAGATCTCCAATCAGAGACGGGGCGGGATTACCAAATGTCAGTAGAAGGCATTGCCAATGATGTGGCTATAAGAATGGGAAGTGCCGCACCACATACAGCATATAATAGCCCAGAGTTTTTTAGAAATGCGGCTATACGAGCTAACGAAACAACTAGCTTTGATCAAGAAGGTAATCCATTAGACCAACCAACAATAGCTGATTCAACGTTCCGCAATAGTTTAGCGGATGTTATGCAACAGAAATACAATGACCTTACTAAAAAGATAGAGATGGGTGGAAGTTTAAGCGTCAACGATAGGATGATCCTAAATAGCGTACAAGATTATTATTTACCACCAGGACTAAACGATCCGTTTTCATTAGGGGGTTTGCCTGGTGCACAAATAGATATAGTAGTTGATCAGGGCCCTGTAACCTCAAACATCGAAACCCCTAGTGGTGGTGGTGTTGTAGATAACAGTTTTGGTGGTGATTGGGGTGGCGCTGGTGATTGGGGTGGCGGTGATGGTGGTGGTGGCTATTATGGCGGTGGTTATGGTAGCGGCTACAACCCAACTTATAATTATAATTATGGTGATCGACAACCATACCGAGAACAACCATTCGATTACGGAATGGTACAGTGGCGAATATAAATGTCTGATGACAGAGACACGACAGTAAAAAAACAGCCATTACCAGATTGGATAGCAAAGCATCAGGTGGCGCGGGAAGCGGCTAAACAACAAGCGGTAAGACGGCTAGAAAAATATGATCCTCCCGTAGATGTGGTGGATCGTCCTGGTGGTGGTAAAGCGTTTCGGCTGAAACAAAGCGATCTTGCGGCTATTCCTGAATCATTAGACCAACAAGTCAAATACTACTATAAAGGCACCGATAGGGAAGTGAGCTCATCGGTTATAGGTAAAATGAGAGAAAATTCTCAAGTAGCTATAGCTAGAGCGGCTTATCAAGAGCCAGTGTTTGACAAGGAAAGTATTAAGGCATGGCGTGACAATGTAATCCGCGAACATAAAGCGATCACACCAGAAGAAGGAACAAGAACACAATACCCACAGTACACACATGATATATACGCCACGGAACAAGAAGCAGGGTTTTCGTTCCCGTTTGCGCAAGGTGAAAGAGAATTAGGTCAAATCAATCCTGAGTTAGTAGGCGAAGCGTTTGGTATTCCACGAATGTCGTTCAATGAGAATTGGGCGTATGAAGATACAATCCGTGCTAAACGGGAAGAATTTATGTCTTCGACTACAGGTAGAGCGGGAGGAGCTTTGATCACTCTGGCTAGTGCGGCTAGTGTGGGTGCCTTAGCAAAAGTAGGTATTATGGGTGCGGCTAGTTTGTTAGGTTTTGCGGGATTGCCTGTAATGGGTTTGGTTGGTGGTGCATTAGTAACGGGCGCAACGACATACGGAGTAGTTAAAGCCGCGCAACAGTTTTTCCAAAAAGATACAGAAAACTACGATGTTAGACCAGACTTCTTCCAAAGAGTAATGGGTCCCTGGATGGATGCAGGTCTACTAAAAGTAGAGCAGGGCTTGGGGTTTGGCTTACAGCTTGCTAGTGCTCATTTTGGCGATAGTGAAGAGTATGGTACGGTAGAGGAAGTACTTAAAAACCCCAAAGCGGCTTTTGAAGCAGGCAAAATACTAGCAGAAACCTTACCACAGGGTGAAGTAGGGTTTTTTGGTACCAGTTTATATGGTGGCTTTCTGGCACGAAACTGGAAACAAAAACTATTATCAGTAGCTGGTAGTGCTGTTGCAGGTCTTATTAATGCTGGTGTTCCCAAAGGTTTATTCCCCGAAGGTACGGCAGCAGATGATTTTATAGAGGGGTTATACCCTGAAGATTGGCAACAACACGCGTGGCAAAAAGATAAACAATGGAACCCTGATACCAAGATGTGGGAGGATGCTCCTGGTGTTGGCTGGCAGATGATGGTAGATTATGACCTTCCATCACAATCAGCATGGGCTACTGCGCTGACCGAATTTCGCAGAAGAGTTGCGGCAGGTGAAGATCCAGAGCTTGTAACGCAAGAATTTATTATGGGTGCGCCTGCTCAAATTAGAGAGTTAGGCTTTCAGTTGTCAGCATTTGATCCGTTAGATCATGTAGCGGAAGGCGGTGTGAAAATTGGACACCTAAGCGTCAAAGCTAATCGTAAATTGCGAGATATGGGTATTCCGATGCCTGGCAAAGTCCGAGGTATGGACAGAGCTACATACAACAAAGATTATGATGTTGAACTTTTAGCATTAGAAACAGCCGATAAAGCTGGACAAAGTTTGGATGATGCGTTTCAAATATATAGACACTTATTAGCAAATACTACTCCACAAAGAGTAGGGGCTACGATAGGCAAAGAATTAAGTATATTGGAGCGGTTAGCAGTTGGTACAGATATTATAAAAGCGGCAGACGGTGAAAGTGTTGGTGATCGTTGGTGGAATAAGCTCCCCTGGAAACTGGCTACTGTAACGCCAGGATCTAACGCACGCGACATGATCATCCGTACAAAACAGCAATTAGGTAAATATATAAACAATGCTATCGACCTTAATCCAGAGGATCCGATGGCATTTGCAATAAATTCTAAAGAGAAACTTGATGGTATAGCTAATGCCGACCTGACTCAAAACCAACCAGACCCTGTAGCTAGTATAAACACTGTAAATGGGCGGGTACTACAAAAAGTATTAGGCTACAACACTATGGGTACGCCTGCTACTACAAAACAAACATTAGAAGATGCTGGTTTGACTGAAGCGGCAAAAGCCGTAGACGATGGTACACCACGAACGGTAAATCAATTGTTTACAGATTATGCGGCACATGAGTTTGGTCATCGAATGTTGCGTGATATAGCCAACGATATGGTTGATGCAGATGGTATACCAATTTATACAACACAACAAGTGCGCAACAAATTAGTAGAAAACCCAGAAGCCTTAATGACCGAGTATAACAAGTGGCGCACAGACAATGGGCAAGAAGTATTTGTGGTAGATCCAGTGGAATTAGGATCGCTACAACAATATTATAGAGATTCTAAAAACCCGCACAGTGCTGATCAGTATAGGGCTATACAAACCTCAATCATATTGGAGCAATCAGCTAATTGGGCTAATGCAACGTTTGGTGTAGAACAGCATGGGTTTGCCTGGCAGTTTTTCCAAACGCTTAAAACCGTTCAAAGTTTGGTTTTATTGTCATCTAACCCATCATATCTTTTGAACAACCTATGGAATAACTTATTTACTATGCCAGCACGGGGTATTTATGGCAAAATGATAGATCAGTTTTCATCAACAGAAAGGCTCAGAAGACGTATGGGCAAATATGGTGAGTTACCAGCACGTTTTTCACAGGGTATTGGTATGGGTGGCGATGCACATTTAGGTGCTGAAGCTGGTATGGAAGATGCTGTCAACAGTGCTATGAATTTAGTGCTTCAGGTAGAAAGACCTTCGGCTGGTGGATTAAAGGGCGCGGCAATAACAGGTTTGCAGGGAGTAGAAAATCTTGCACGTACTATAGGTGAAAAATGGGGTGTATTCTCTAAGTTAGCCGCAAGAGCAGAACAACAGCAATCAGCATTTGCTATGCTCAGTGCTTATGAAGAGTTGTGGGGTGTATTACACAGAGTAGGTGGTGGTATAGACCCAATGCCAGTCACATTAGAACGTATACTTGGTAATGAAAGAACTAATGAGTTGTATCGCAGATTAGAACAAACCCACAATCCGCTTGAGGTTGGTAATATTATTACTGATACATTGACAGTACAATATCAACGACATGCGTCTAATGTGGATAAAGCACGCGGATTAGCACCAGGCACTACCATAAAACTATTACAACAAATAGGCTTAGGCGATGCAATAAATACTAGCCTGGAGAGCTTACCACAAAATGCAACACCCGAACAAATTGATGAGATCATTGATAATCTTAAGGCAGAAGCTGAAGCTGGTATATTAGACCAACAACGTGAACAATACGCGTTAGATTCAGAGCATATACGTTTTGTGCTTGAAAATGAAGGTGTAGGTGGATTGGTCCGATTACTCACACAAATTGATCACAGTCGCGCAAGCACATACGCATTACACCAACAACAACTAACAGAGGCATGGCGCAAAATAGATCAAGCTGGTCCATCAGGACGGACAATATTGATCAGAAGGCTATTTACTAAAGCGGATGCTACTTGGGAGCGATTTAGACAACGAGCAGGTGTGTATGTAGATAGTATCAGTAATGTTCTTGACTCAGTGGGGCTAGGCGATCATGCCAGGAACCTCAGAATAGCGTTTGAACGTCAATCACAAGCAGCAATTGATTTTAATAATGCACGGAGACAATTACAAGAACGTTTTTTCAATAAGCGTGGTGGTAACTATCAGACAGAAGTGTTAGAGCCTACCCAGGCGGCATATGAACAATACGACAAAATAGATCAGCTACAGCGCGAAGCGATGGACAATTTGTTGGTAGAGGCTATTAGAATACAAACTAACAATGATCCGTATGCCGATGCAGTCGCAGACTTAAGACGCATTATGCAGGAATACATGCAACGCGATAAAGAGATCGTAACTGAATTTTGGAGAGCGCAATCCGAAGCTATGTCATCGGGTATGATGCAACAAGTTCCCGCAGAGGCACACGCACAATTACGAACAGATCGCGCTAAAAACATGCAAGAAGCATTAGAAGCGGAAAATATACAAATGCAGGTAGTTATTGATTTGTATCACGCTGAAACGCCACCAGACGCTCCAGAGGCTCCCGTAGACCCAGATGCTCCCGTAGACCCAGATGCACCAGAAGGACCCCCGTCTGAGCCGCCTGTTGCGCCACCAGAGGTATCTCAGGATATACAGGATGTAATAGATGAGGGCAAAATGGAGGCGGCATCCGAGGAGCTCAGTATAGGCACTCAAGAACACTTAGATAAGATTAAGCGATTAGCTGCAGCGTATAACTTTTTTGAACACAACTATACACCCATAACAGATCCCATAACAGATGCTGAAAAATCTGCAATGTCGGATGCTGCCAAACGTTTCGGACCTAATACCCAATCAGACCTATTAGATGCGATAAATGCTCACGAAGCTCTTATAGCTGAAACACAGGGTACTGAATTACGGCAATTCGACAGACTGTCTGACATAAAGTTGCAGGATGTAAAGAACGCATTGAAATGGGTAGCTGAAGGTAGGCAAGAAAAACCCGCTAGAGTACAAACAGTGCGGGAGCAATTTAGAGATGCACTGTTAGCAATAGTACGTCAACCTACCTCGGACATTTACGAGGCTCTTGAGCAAGGGGCAAGAGAGAGGTTTGATATACCTGATACCGAGCCCGTTTGGCAGTTATCAGAAAATCAAGCGGATCTAATATTGAGTCTATTTGATGCGCGTGCGGAAGCATGGGCATCGGATGCAGTACGGGAACGAGGTATTGATGAAGCAGCCGATTATATAAACCAGTGGTGGGAAAGGACATTTCTTACAAGTAAAAAAGAAGATCTTTTAATAGTCGGACCGTATCAATTCTTAAAAGATAACCATATGGAACCTAGTGAAGGAGCGGCAGCATTTGTTCGATCTTATTTTATGGATAAAGATCTTACAGCAGAGAATTTATGGATACCGTCACGGGCATTGCTAGGGGTATTGGAAGGACAAGCAACATTATCTAATATAGTCCACGAATTTGGACACATCTTACGAAAACAAACGAAATATCATTTACAAGAAGAGGCACTGAATTTCGTTGTGCCAGAAATGCAACGCCTTAAGGAAAAAGCACTTAGTAAAGGTTATCATGGACTTGAGTCGCATGAGAAGCATATACTGTACGCGATGGTATCAAGTCTGCCTGTAGATAGTGATATGTATGAAGGTCCTGCACTAGCAGAACCTATCCCAGTAGAAGGGATAGATGAAGAAATGGTACTTTCGTCTATTGTAAGAGGTCATAAACTACAGCTTACTGAAGCAGGCTGGGATTACGTAATAAACCGTAAGAATGGCATGTTGGTTGAAAACGTACCAGGTGTAGAAACCTGGAGCACTTTAGCGGAAGAAATGTTTTCGTACCAATTTGAGACATACATTAAAGAAGGTGTAGCTCCCACCCCAGGTTTAGCCAACTTGTTTAAGCAGTTGAAAGACGTTCTTATAAGATGGATCAGAAATTTCACAACTAAATCTGATAACCATTCCGATGTACATACAACTTCAGGGCGGTATCCTGAAATAGACCCCGCAATGAGACGAGTGTTTGACCAGTTGTTAGCTGACAACCCAGAAGTGCCTATGTGGAAACTAAATAACAAGACAGCATACGGTACTGATATGGCACAACCTATCGCGTACTACGATGCTATAGTGGAGTTAGCTGACATAACAGCCAGTCACGATTACTTGTCTTTTGAGCCTAATGAGCAGTATCGAGCCACTCAACCAAGAGATCGAACGCGTTTTGGCTCAATCGCTATGTTTAATCACATGTACTTGAACTTCAACCCTGAAGCGGTATTACTGGACCAAATGTATATTGATGTAGGTGCACCGTTTGTGGATAGATCAGGTATGGTCGAAAGTGGCAATTTACGCACAATGGTTATCAAAAGGCTGGCAGACGAAAATTCAGATTCTTATAAAAATTATCGTAATAAGTTAGGGCAAATATTAGCACAAGATAACCAGGCTGGTGTAATAGACAATTTCAGGCAACCTATGTTGGTGCGCGTGCGTGTAGATCCAGTCGACCAGGCTAAATTCATGCAAGATGCCAATATACCTAAAACCATTCCGATGTCACAGGCAGAAACTGCGGTAGTGGATGCAGGCAATATGCGCGATACTATGTTCAATCTATTGGAAGTGCCAGACAACGTGTCGTTTTATGAAGCCATCAAACGCAAAAGTAATTCAAGTTTCGTAAATAGTTTCGTGCAATTATTGCCGAAAGCCGAACAAGCTATGATGGCAGACAGAAATGGACGGCTTTCACAAGCTGGAGTGCAAAGAATAACGGCTGCTACATTGGCTTATGTGTTTGGTCCAGAGACTGGATCGAAATTAGCACAGACAATGTACGAAGCCACTGATATTAGTATAGCTAATGTAGGTGGGGCGGTGTTAGCAGCGGCAGGGCATTTAGCACGTAGTGAAGGGCTAATACGAGATGGTGCACGGCTCGAAAACCTATCAATAGCTGCTGATCTAGGTGCGGCTATTGTAAAGTTAGAATATATCAAATCACAGGGATCGCCTGGAGGAGTAGAGT